CAATCTCTGCCTGACGCGCTTTTACAGCGCTAACAAAGTCGGATACCAACTTCATGCGTTCTTCTTGTCAACGCCCTTGTTTTGGGAGAAATTCCCGTGGTCGCTGTTAGCCTCTGGCATGGTCGCTTTTGATTGCTCTTTCAGTGTTTCACCCGTGACCCAAGCGCCAGCCGCCATGCGGGTTTTCTGGCGGACTTGTTCCGATTGCAGTTCTTTAAGTTCAGTTCCCATTTCAATCTCCTAAGTTACGTTGGGTTTGCCTATTCAGCGCGATTGCAGTCTTTTCCTGCTCCTGCCGTAGCTTGACCTCGTCTACGGTCAACTCTGCGGTCTTGATGCGTTCGGTGGTAAGGTTGTTTTCGTCGTTCATGGCAACCTTTGCCTCCTGCTCCTGTTGTTTGTTTTGCATTTCCGCTTGGAACTTTTGACCGTCGAAGGCCAAGCGGGACTGGTCTGCGGCTGCACGGCGCTGGGTCTCCGCCATAGATGCCTGCAACACAGCCTGAGCCTCCCCCTCCATTGGTGGGGCTGGTGGCTTGAACTGCTGCATGATTTGGCCCAGTTGCTCTAACGCGGGCAGCACGCCAGCAAACACCTGCTTGGAGTCCAAGCTGACATGATCTGAGGCCACCGCAATCGCGCGGTCAATTTCCTTGGCGATCTTGCTGTCCTCGTACTTGCCAATCTTGACGTTGCCAGCCGCAAGGACGTAGCCCTGCACCTGCTGGGTGTACCAAAGCATCATGTGCTGCTTGATGTGTTCCAACGCCTGCGGGATGAACTTGGGTGCAATGAGGCGGTTGGAGCCAAGCATTGGGTCAAGCGCAAACGTGAGGTGAGTCTGGATGTGCGCAAGGTGGTCTTGGCGCGGATAAGCAAAGGCTGGCTTGCCTAGTGCCATTGCGCTGTTCTCGTCCGCCGCGTTTAGTTCTGCGGGTTTACCCGTATTAGGCATCAACTCGTTGACGTTAGGCACTTTGAGTTGCTTGAGCATACGGCTTACCACCGCCCGCTGGTCAAAAATCTGCGGGAACTGCGCAGACAACTGCATGACCGACTGCATCTGGCTGATACGCTGGGTCTCAGAGAAGATGTGCGGGTCGGAGACGGGAACCACGTCGCTGTTGCGGCGAAAATCTTCACGCTTGATAGGCAACTCGGCAACGATGTCACCCTTGCGCTGGACGTCTAAGTGCCAGCGGTTGATGCGCCCAAGAATATGCAGCACGCGACGCTGGGCATCATGCAGGCGGGAGTGGATGGAGGAGAACACCACAGCGCCCTGCTCAATCAGCGCCTGAGTCGTACCCACGGGCATATTGCTGCTGGCATCGGCAATCTTCTCTTCAGCGGTGGTCACCACGCCCTTGGCTTCGGTAGTCAGCCAGCCCAGCAACTCGAACAGCACGGGGCTGGGCGGGTTAAATGGCATGGGCATCGCAATCTTGCGGATGTCATCCACGCCGATGCCGCCTTCAATCTCGGTTACCTGCGTAATCTCAATCTGGTCGGACTGGCCCGAAACCTTGGCCCCCTTCAGTTTGAGCATGGTCAGGGAGTTGTTGACGTGGGCGGTGTCCAGCAAGGCCCGTAAAGCGCCCGTGGCTGCGGCTGAGAGACCACCGATGAGGTGAGGCAGCCCAATGGCGTATGCGCCCCGCCAAGGGATAAATTTGAACTCAACAATCCAGTCCAACTTGGTCAGGGTGTCATCTCCCTCCTCCCAGTTGCGGTACAGGCCGACCACTGAGTTATCCAACTCGTCAATCATCAGAATGTAGGGAGCGGTGTCGCCCTTGGTGCGGTCGTCACCCTCTAAGTCGAGCCATGTGTAGATGTGGTACACGCGGCGCAGGCCGTCTTCGCCGTCTTGAAATTGCTTGCCCTCAATCTTGGCGTTGGCCTTCTCAGAAGCAGTCTGCTCTGGCTCGGACGTGGTGCGGATGAAGTTGATGTCGCGGTACAGGCCACGGTCAATGCGTTGCTTGAACTCCCACTCGCTGATGTCCTGCTGCTCGGTCACCCGCTGGGAGGTGTAGAAGTTGGCAGAGGCGAAAGGGAGCAGGATGTTGTCGATGGCGACAAACTCGGCGCAGGGTCGGCGTTTCTTTTCGTCGAACCACAGCTTCATAAACTGTGAGCCACCCAACGGCAATTGGGTCAGCATTTGCTCCTGCTCGTCCCTAAACTCTTCAATCTGCTCAGTCAACTGCCAGTTGATGTAGTCGCGCTTGCGCTCGGCAACCTCAGTCTTTTCCTCGGTGACCTCGCCCAGAATCTTGGTTTTGGATGGGCCGTCGGGCGGGAACATCTCCTTGATAGCACGGGAGGCGAAGTCCACGCAGGCTTCAGCCATCATGGGGTGGACAACCTTGGAGGCTCCTAAGAACTGCGCACCGCCGGGGGCGTCATCCCCCATGCCCGTGCGCCTCAGCCCCTCTTCGTACTGTTTGTCGCGCTTCTTGCGGGCTTGGCGGTCGTTGTCGATGAGGTCGAGATAACGCAAGGCAAGCGCATCCAATTCACGAGGGCTGATGAGTTCCTCTGCCAAGTTGGCGTAGAAGTCCTCGTCCTCGGCTGGGCCTTTGAAGTCTTGCAGCTTCACCACGGCAGAGCCGTCAGGCAACTCCTCGACATCAGGCTCCTCGCCGGGCAGCATATCCACCTCAGCGCCGCCGTCATCAGTCATGCGGATGCCTTCAATGAAACGGTCTTCATCTGGGCCAATTGGGTAATCTGTTGCCATAGTTATCTCGTTCTAAGATTAGGATTAAACATTGCATTTGAGTCTGCATCTATTGCGCGAGAAAGCGCACCAGCGGGATCAACACGGGGTTCAAAGTATTTCTGGTATCCCTTGCCAGCTAACCTATTCAACTTGGATAAAGCGCCACCGCCAAGAATTGCCCCGCCAATTTCAGTAAGGGGGCTGAACCTACCAGACGTATATTGCAACGGCTCATTATCGGAATCAACCAAAGAGTACCCCTCTTCGTCCAAAACGGGAGTGGTCTTGCCATACATCAAGCCAGCGTCTTGCGCACGTTTAATAATGTGTTCAGAGCCGCCGATAGGGTAGCCGTCACTGGTCTTCAGGGTGTCGGCAATACTGCCAAACATAGGCACTCGCTCTTGCTTCTCTCCAGTTTTGGCTGGCCCCTCTAGCACGGAGCGGGGCTTAGGCTTAGTCAGCATCTTGTCAATGGTCACTGACTTGAGTGGGTCAAGCCCTAAGCTGATGGCAAGGTGAACAAGGTCGGGCGTACCGCCAGCCATTTGAGCCGCCACAATCTTGGCATACTGCTCACGGGCGCGGGGCGACTTGAACCGACTTAGTTCATTTTTTGTCGCTTCCCACATATCCTTGGCGTTGTTCTTAACATTTGACAATTGCCTTTTGCTAAGCCCAATTTCGTCGGCACTGACGCCCAACTCTTCGGGGGAGAACGTGCCGCCACTGGTGGTGATGCCGCCCTTGTCGTAGAAGCCTATTTTCTTGAACGCGCCGCCGCCTTGAGCCATCCCCTCTGCGCCCAGATGCTTGAGCAACCAATCGGAGTCCTCGTCTGGCGTTAGGTACTTGCCGTCGCGCTTGATAAGCCCAGTATTGCGCAAGTCCCCAACTTCAGACCAGTTGCCGCCCTTCACAAAGTCCTGCACGAATGGCAGGTACTCTTCTTTAGGTGCGCGGTTTTGCTTGCCTTTGATTTGGATAATTTCAGGATTGGCCTCTAACTGATATTGTTTTGCCAACCTGTTTGCAGTGTCTTCATACAACTCACCGATGTTTCCAAAGCCGCCTTTTTGCCGCGCTAACTCTGACCTCTCATTGTCAATAAGTTCATGGAAACTCTTATTCTTGCCTGAAGGGTCTGGCATTGCATCAGATTTAGTAAACCACCCTTGATGGGGGCCGACTTCAATCGTCACATGAGGCTCACCCTTGGCATCACGCAGGCTGTAGATGCGCGACTTGCCGCCAGCTACATCGTCGCAGTAAGAGCCAACGCAATGGCCCATTGTGTTGCCTTCGTACTTGAGGGCGGAATCCAAGTTCTGGCGGGATGGGTTGATGATGGTGCGCTCCCCATTTGGGCCGACGTAAGCGCCTGATGGCTCTTGGCTCCACCCCTTGGGCAACTCTTTTGACTCGGTCAACTCAATCCACTTGTAGCCCTTGTCTGGGTAGTCCTTGTGGGTTGGCATACCCTCAGTGACCTTGGCCTGCGTCTCGCGCATCTTCTTTGCCATCTCTTGGTCGTACTCATGGGTGCGGCGTACTGCCTGCTCCATGCTGACTTTACTCAATTGCTCAGGACGGATGCGGCCTTCAGCAAGGTCTTGGTTCAGCACATCCATAATGTGATCGAAACCTAAATGTCTTGCATTAGTACCTCTGTCAAAAGCAAAAGCTAACGCATTTGGATTGGCGGCAGCGTATTCGCCGCCAAGCGCACGCAGCGCCTCGGTCGCCTCATCTTGAGAAGTGACCATTGGCAAGTGCATCCGATATGGCGCGCCCAAGATGGCGGCGTCAGAACGATTTTCCCAAGCCTGTCCAAGCGGCGTTGCAGCAGTAGGATTCTCGTCGAACCCAAGACTTTTTCTCATTGCAGACGCTCTGAGATTACCCCCTCGTGGCTCATCAATATGCAATATTCCTTGGTCTGCCAGCTTACGCACTGGGTCGCCTTTTGTACCCATCTGCTTCTTAACGTAGTTGGTTAAGTTGCGGTCAACCCAGTTGTTGAGGGCCGCTTCTTGCGGGGACAAATCCTCAATTCCCAATTCGTCTCGGATATTCTTTGGAATGTCATGGCTGCCACGCTTCAACGGCTTTAAGGTCTTCTCTACGCTGCCCGTTAACCAATTTCCGCCAGCCTCTTTGACAATGGAGTTGCCGCCCATCTCGTCACCGAACTTGCGGGTTCCGCGCTTGACAATCGGCGTCAGTTCCGCTGGGTCAACAAACATCTTGGCGACCTTGCCCAACCCTTTAGCCACGCGACCAGCGTCAGCCATGTGGAGCAATCCGCCCTCAGCTTTGTTGATGTCAGGGTCGGTGATGTCGTATGTGCCACGGTTGCCTATGGCGGACTTAATCTTCTCTGGCTCAAACATAATGATTTCATGCGGGTCGCCTCGACCATGTGGGTCGGCATAGATGATGCTGTCGTAATCCTTTTTGACCTCATCAGCCCATTGCTTGGGCATAAGTTCAGGAAACTCTTTGCTTCCGCCCGCGTATACCGACTGCGCCCACTCAAGCATATCCTTGTCATCCAGCATCATCGGGTTCTTGGCCTGCACATGAACGGGCATGACCTGCACTCCAGCCTTGGGCTTTTTTGGGTCGCCAATGTGATGTGCGGCGGCTTGATACGTTGGGTCTGACGATAGCCATATAGCCTCGCCACTGATTTTTGGGTTGTGACCGCCCGGCTTGAACTCGTTGAAGTCGGCTGGCGTTGCGTGATACAGCTTATCCTTAACCCTACTGCCCTCCAGCATCTTGGCTAGGTTTGCGTCGCGCTCTGCCGCAGGCAGCACGTCATCGGAGAACAGCTTCTTGAATACTTTGGCTCCGCCCTTGACCAACTTACCGCCGTCAGCCATGCCGTTTCCTTTCAGCATCTTGGTGAGCCAGTGGTCTTCGCCGTCAATGGCTCCGCCGTCCTTGTGTCCCGCCTTCTGCATCTTGCTCAACAGCGCGTCAGTCAACTGAATCGTTGGGTCGTTCTTGGTGTAGTCCATCATCGTGACAGGTCGGTTCTTACCCTGCGCGGCTAAGTCAAGCGCCTTCTGCGCCTCCCAATCGCCGTACACGTCCCTGATAGGCGTGGGCAAGTAGTTCACACCCAAGTCTTCGCCAGTCAAAATCTTGCGGTAGTCGCTATGCAAGTCAGGGCGGTCGATGACATCGCCCTCAAGCCTGAACAGCCTATTGCCCAAGTCAAGCGTGCCAGCGTTTGCCATGTTGGGGTCGAGGTTCTTCTCAAGCAACTCCTCCACAGGAACCGTGCGGCCCTTCTCGCCACCCACACCACGGCCCGCAAAGATGTTAGCCATCAAGGAGCGTTGGTCGTAGGTCTTGACCTGCTGTCGGAAGTTACGCGCACCCAAGTCAATGCCATTAGGGAATATCAAACGTCCGCTGTTGTCCACTTCTTTGCTGGCGCGGTCACTCAGCTTCTGTATGTCCTCGGCAGACATATTCTTGCGCTGGTTGGCAAAGATGTCAGCGAACTCGCCAAACATGGTGGAGTTGGACTTGTGCTGCTCAAGGCCACCGACCGAGGGCGTCCAAATCACATCAGCCCCTTTGGGAGCCGCCTTGTTGCGGTTCAGGATGCGCGTCGCCATCTTCTGGTCGGTCACGCCTGCCACCGCCTTTGCATCGGCGTAGTTGGGGTCAACCAACTGAATGCTGGAGAAGCCGGGGCCACCAAACTTATCCTTTGACAAGTCAACCTTCATGCGGTCGTAGAAGATGGGCTTGAGGTATGAACCCTCGTACTTACCGTAAGCCTCAGACGCCTTGATTGGCGGGTTTGCAGCCTCCATCGCCAGACGCTTGGCCTCCATTGCCTCACCTGCTGGACGAACGGCATTACGCACCACGCTCAATCCGCCTTTGATTATCTTTGATGGGTCAGCCATAGTTACGCCGCATAAGGGTTAACCCGCTCTTTACGGGTATAAGCATAGTCGTCATCCTCATCATCATACCGAGGCTCAGGGTTGATGTCGAGGAAACCCATGTCCTTCATTAACCGAATCGCTTGTGTGGCGCTGTCCACATAGTCGTCGTGCGTCGAGTCAGGGAACGAGCATATCTGGGACAGGAAGCCTTCGCACCAGTCCTTGACGTAGCCCTTGCGCAAGCTGGACTCAGGGAGCCAGACACGGCCCGTGGCGAAGATGGAGGCCGTGATCTGGAGCCTCTGCATCTTGTCCGCCTTGCCGGGGTTGTATCCCCGCACGGGCAGGTGGGCCGCTCTTAATTCCTGAATCAGACTGATACCAGCAGCCTTGTCCTCGACCAGTATCAGGTCGGGCCGCTTGGCGTCCTTGCCCTCCCCATACGAGACGCGCCACTCCTCCAGCACCTTGGGTTTGAGCAGGGGGAAGGTCAGGTGTTCGGCCCAGCAGTCGATGAGCAGGACAGACATCGGGCCGTCCAGTGGCTTGAACACGCCCCACGTCGTCATGGCGGTGGGGTCGTTGTAATCTTTGTCACTGAAGGCGCAGTCGTAGGACTGGACGATGAACTCGAACTTGGGGAACGGCTTATCGTGCGGATACAGCTTGAACATATCCCGGCTCACCACCTTGCCATCCTCAAGGTCGACTATCTGGCCCAGCACCTCCTGCTCGTACAGCTTACTCCCCTTGTACTGCTCAAGCTGCTTCTTGAAGGACGAGGCGAGGTTGGCCTCGTTTTCGTAGGTCGTGGCTCGGTCAATGACCACGTCATCACCCTCACGGCCCACCAATTCAAGGATGAGGTCTTTGGGGCGCGGGGTGGTGGTCACGATGACACGGGGCTGGTCACCCAAGCGCAGGCCCATTATCATCATGTCCCACGCCTCGCCAGCCCCAAGGTACTGGAATGCCGCCAACTCGTCACACCACGCGAAGTGGAACTGCGGGCCACGCAGGCGCTCGTAGCTGTCGGCGCTGATGCCCCGGATGATGGAGCCGTTGGACAGCTTTATCTGGTGGTCTTGCTTGTTGTAGTCCACTACCAGTTCGGTGGGAATGCAGGCCAGCAGGCCAGACTGCCCCTCAAAGCAAGTGTGCTTGATGTCGTTGGACGTAGGAGCCAATACGAGGGAGCGGCTGTTCGGGTGAGTCCATGCCCACCACCACAGGGCTTCGGCGGCACTACGGGTTTTCCCTGCCCCTCGACCAGCCAGCATCATCCATACGGTGTAGTCCTGCTCTAGCGGGGGCGGTATCTGGTAAGCGTGAGCGCCAGCCACCCATTGGGCGTGGGCAATGTAAGCAATGCGGTCGGGGTCGGGACGGGCGTTGAACTCCGCCTGTACCTCTGGGTCAGCCAGCAGTTCAGCCAGCACGCTTGGTCATCTCCATGTTCTTGATGATGTCAAGGAACTTGTTGGCGTTGGTGTCCTCGGTCTTGATGGAGGCTCCGCCCTCTACGCCCTCGACAGCCACGCGGTCGCCGTACTTACGGGGCTTCAGCTTGGCGGCTGTCCACTTGCGGGCCTCAATGCGCTGCTTCTGCCACGCGAGGTAGCCAGCGTCAATCGTCGTCCTTCCCTTGTCGTCGGTGTACTCAGGGGGCATCTCGTCAGCAATGGCAAGGATTTCGTCAGCGTTGGTGTCAGCCTGCTCCTCACGAGCGCGGGCGTACATCTCGCAGAAGATTGGGAACCGAATCAACCAACGGTAAATCGTCGCGCAGTGTGGGAGATGGTCGCTACTACAGATTGAGACAAGTGACTCCCCATGAGAGAGTCTCCAACATACCTCGTCTGCTATGTCTTCTGTGTACTCTACAGGGCGATGAGCAGGTCTTGGTATTTTCGGGGCTATAGGCGATTCTGCGGGCGCAGGGCTACCTTGGGCTTTAATCTTGGCCTTTGGCGTCTTGGCGGGCTTATTAGCCGCCTTCTTGATGGTTTCTGGCATAACCCGTAATCCCCGTGAGTGAATGAATGACGTAAGTGTATTCGATTCGCTTTCGGTTCGCCAGATGTAGGTTGTTGGCAGTCTTCCAGATACTGCGCTACTTCTCCGCAATTCAAGACTTCGGGGCGTGACCACCAACACGGCTGGGGACTGAATCTCATGCAACGGGCATCACCCGCTGCTCGGTTGTGAACCGACAATCCCCATGCGTGTTGGCTCCGGGTCGCCTACCCCCAGATGCTTTGTCCCGATTTGCACGGGCTTGGCCTACTTCACCAGTTCAAGACCGATTACAGACCTCCGAAACCGACTCGGTTTTGTTTCGCTTTTATTTCGCTTGCGACTCGCTACACAGCTTGCCAACATACGCGCTGGCATCTTGCTTAGCGCAGTCCTGCTCGTCAAGCGTGAAGTCTGGAACCCATGCCGCAAGTACAAAAACCAGAGCCATCATTATACCAATTATAACCTTCTCAAGCATAGTTTCTTCGCTCATTTGTTCTTCTCCTTGAGTTTGGCTTCGATGGCTCTGGCAAAGTCTGCAAACAATGCGCTATCAGTGTCAACCCATGCAACATAAGCATCACCAATATCAGCATCCGTCAGCCCTACCCACGGGCGCTGTGGTGGGTGGGTGTAAAGGGGCGCATATCCGCAACCATCGAGCAGTTCTTCTAAAGGGCGTTGTTCTTTGTATCGAATCGGCTCGTCACCCCAATCTAGTTCACCATTTGGGCTAGTAACCCACCACGCCACAGGCTCCTGCGCTGGCTGTGTTAACTTGTCCCGCGCAGCAGCGCGTTTGCTTTCGTAGCCTGTCATTTTTGCCACCATGTTGCAAAAATTAGCCCCACTACACCAGCTACTACCAGCACAGCAATCAGCGCCTTGACGCTGGCAAACACTTCCTCAACAGGATCGGGGTCATGCAGTTCAGGTATCTCTTTGTTCATGTAGGCTTTGTCTTGCTCTCTCATTTGTTGCGCTCCTTGAGCATCGCGTCTGCACACAAATAAGCATCTTGTGCAATACATTCATAAATAATATTAATGTCAAAATTTTCGTGGCGTATTGGCGTAATACATTGCATAGCCAACGCAGCAAAGTGGTCACGCAGGGTCATGTCCTTGGCGTAGCCGCCTGTCTTCACAAGCCAGTCGGTGTATTCGTGTGCCATCTCTTTGTTCTCTCTCATTTCAAGCCTCCTCAACCGTCACGCGGTATTTGCGACCGTTGCGGTCTTCGACCAAGATGGTCTTCTTGGTACTGGCAAACGAGCCTTCAGCGTTGAGGTCGTACTCAGGACGGCCCACGCTGGACAACAGCTTCTCTGAGTCATTGGCCTTCAGGTTTCCCACAATGGTGTGCGCGATGTAATCGCAATACGCGATGTAGGACTTGGGCAAGTTGTCAAAGAACTTGTTGACGATAGTGTCCATAGTGTCAAAGTGTGTCATAGCGATTCGCTTTCTTTTCGGTTAAGGGTCGGTTTAGAAGCTGGGGTCAACGTAGTGGTCACGCTTGCCAAGAATAAGGCCACCAGTGGATTTCTGGAAACGGTGAGTGTCTTGGTCTCTGTCCTTCACTGTTAATGATGTTGCAATTTATGCTGTTACTTTATTTTGCGCCATGCCCAGCACAATTTGCCGAACATTAGCACCAGTAGTCTTTACCCACTTTGAGCATTTGTTCCCTTTATCATGGTTGCGAATTTGAACGCGCACTTCGACTTCGCCCGTTTCAGTATTTACAGCGTAAGTGCGCCCGTTGTAGATGACATAAACGTCGTTCATGCTGCCTCCAATGAACGAAACAACTCTGCTTTGGTTGGTGCGCTGTCTACCAGTTTTTCTGTAAAGGTGTGCTTGGCCCACCACAAGCCTTCGCTCTGGTACACCAAATACTCAACGTCATTTACTGTCACTTCGTACTTGCCACCTGCAAGGCGTTTGCTGTTCATTTTGGTCATTTCGCTTTTCCTTCTGTGTTACCTGCGATGTTGCAGTGATGATAGTTTAACACCAAATTAAACTAACAATAACTAGTTTCTGCTAATTATTTTCTAGGTGTTTACCCTAACCCCCAAAATATTCAGAAATCTTGGACTCAATGCGACTCTCGTCCTTGATGGTCAGCTTGCGCTCAAGCCACGGGGCTGGGCGTCCACGGCGGTCGCACACCACCCACTCACTGTACCCGTAGTAGTCCATGTCTGAGTCGCACCACTTGTTACCGCTACCTTCTTGGTACTCTTCCACGCCAATGATGCAAGGGATGCCTGCTACAGTGGTTTCAATTTCTGCTATGAATGACATTTCGCTTTCCTTTCGATTTCGATTCGCTTTTGATGGGGGCCGAAGCCCCCTTCTGCTTATTTGATTAGGTGGCTGATATACTTGCTCCACTGGCTATCAGTGGTCTTGTACTTCTTGATGAACGCCTTGAGCATCCTGATGTCCTTGCGGGCAATCTTGTTCATCTCTGGGTCATCACCCATACGCATCTCATCACTGTTGATATGACCGTCCTCGAAGTAGGTGGACAGGCGGTACTCTGCCTCGCTCACAATCTCCTCGTCGGTGTAATCCTCTGGCTCTTTTTTGTCGTCAGCACAGATGCACTCAAAGGCAAACTGCATTTCTGGGATTGCCGTTGCGGCTTTTACTATTGCTCTCATTTCGCTTTCCTTCGCTGTTACCTGCTTATTGCAGTGAGGTTAGTATAACACCAAATTAAACGATGCAACACTTTTACCAAATTATTTTCTAGGTATTTACCCTAATGTCTGGCTTGCCCTCCATCTTGAGGTGCGATAGCAGTTGCACCAGCACAAGAGCATCGTGGCTGTTGGCCTTGGCGATGTACTGCTCCAACTCGTTGAGGACGTAGGCATAGCCAGCATCAAAACCATTGATGTATTCGGACATGGTGGTCTCGCTCATGCTGTCACCCCACGAGCCTCTTGGCGACCACGCTCAATGAGGTAGCGGGCATCCGCTCGGTCGTCGATTGCCTCGTCTTCTATCAGGCTCCTAATGGCTTGAGCGGCGGCTTGACCAGCCTCTGGTGACTTAGCCTTCTCATACCTATACCCCAAGGTGATGTACTGCGCTTCTGTGTGTTTCATATCCGACTCGCTTTCGATTTGGTTATGGGGCCGAAGCCCCTGTTGGTTTATTCGGCGGTTGCTGTGGCTTTATCAAGGGCTGCTCTAGCTGGGATGAGCAATTTGGGAGGTAGTGTTTTGTTATCAACAATTGATTGCAAAGCATCGTACAAGTCACGCGCTGCGGAAAGCATCTGCGCATTGTCAAAATCATACTGCCCGATACCCGGCAAACTTGCAATAACTTGTTTGCCTTCTTTTATGTACAAACCTAATGATTCCTCGCCATCAAATTCTTCTTCATAAGTCCAAGTGGTTGTCATCTGCTTACTCCTAAAAAACCCTTGCGGGATTGATGGGGCCGAAGCCCCGTGGATTTAACGGCTGGTGACCTTGACGCTGAACACAGCGGTGGTCTTGGTGTGGCGGGCAATCTGCTCGGCAGTCGCGCCCAACTCAGCCAGCAGGGCTTTGTTGTCAACAACCGAACGGTTGGACTCAATGTAGGTGGCTTTGAAGAGGTTACCCTCGACAACCTTTGCACCGCCAGCAGAGGCGCTGTCTTTGATGCCGTCCTTGATGGCGTCGGCTTGCTTGGTCAACTCAGCAATCTGAGCCAAGAGGTGGCCCAGTGTGTCTACTGCGGTCAGGGGGAGGTCGTTTGATTTCATGGTGGACTCGCTTTCGGTTTGTTACCTGCCTTGCAAGGATTGCTTGGTCAGTGCTGGTAGTTTAAGCCCAAATTAAACGAGGTCAACAACTATTTGCAAAATATTTTCTAAGGAAAACCCTTAGTTGCAAAAAAACAACTACTTGCAAACCGTAAGGCCTAGCAGGCGTCGGGTATCGTCAAGCAAGTCCTGCTCGGTAAACCCCATCAGCTTGGGCCACGCCTTTGTCCCGACCCCGTGTATGCCGCTCAAGGCTCCTCTGTGATGGGCTGGGCATAGTGGGATGACGTCGAAGTGGCTTGCACGCCTTCCTGCCCCTGTTCCAGCCCTTGGATGGTGCAATTCGGCGGGGGTTCCCTCAAACCCAAGCCTTCGGCATACGGCGCACCCCAGTTCAACCACGCGCCCCATGTGTTTCTTTTCTTTCAGCGTGGTCATCGCTTCATGGCCCTGACGTATATCGCAAACGAGGCAACGGTGTCCCCGCCGTTTTGCATCTTCTCGAATGCAACCGCCACTTCTTCCAACACCTCGTTGCGTTTGTAGATGTCGTACTCCGCGTCAAACTGCTTCTCAGCCTGCTTCATTTCAATCTGGCGCTTGCGCCAACCTTGCGCCCTCTCAATATCCTCAAACGCTTCGTCTTCTGGTGTCTTCATTGTCATCCTCCACATTGAATAAATTAAAACAATAAACCCGATAAGCGCAATGTAGTTGGTGTGGGCTATCCACCCATCAGCCAACACCATAAACCACCCGAGGCCGTGGACAACGCCTAATTGAAATATGTTCATAGCGTAGCCCTACCTTCGGCCCTGTTGTTCGCCTGCTCGGTGCGCCAAATTTCTACGCGGGCTTGAGCGCCAATCAAATCCCATCGCAACTTCTCTTCAACCTCGACGGCCTCTTTCAGCCCTTTGAGCAATTGCACATACTCTTCGTGAGCGTAAGCATCTCGCTCCTGCGCACCGATGGCAGATTCCATGCTTCGCTTCATCAGGATGGCCTTGAGACTCTTGCGGTATTCTTCAAGGTATACGCGCTCGGCCTTGGCCTTAGCAAACTTCTTTGCGTTGACAATGATGTAATCAACCGCGTCGTGCGGGTCTCTATCTTTGTTCATAGTAGAGTCCTTTCTTTAGTCGGTTGCGCCTGATGACCAAGGCCACAAAGCCAGCAAAACAAATCCAGAACATGAACCCAGACATTGCCATAAATGTCCAAAAAAAGTCTCCAAATGATTCAAACATCACAGCCCCTCCTTTGGCAAACAAAGCCAGTAATACCACGTTGCAATTAAGGCGATGGCCCAAGCAAGAATGCCCGACACCAGAAAAAACACAGTAGCAATCCCAATAAATTCATCCATCATTCTTTCCTTTCAATAAAGTCTGCCCTTACTTCAATCATTGCCTGCGCCTGCTCAAAAGCCTCGTAGGCAATGTCAATCTTCGATTTCGCTTTAGTGGTCTTTTGCATCAACGCCATCAAAGCAAACATTGCGTAGATGTCAACCAACTCTGGCTCGGTTTTCATTCAATTCCTTCTATCGTTATTTTGACCATGCCGCCAACCTCGTCGGCCCAGTACACGCGCAGGTCTTCAATCAGGGCGTCGTCCTCCATCACGCCAGCATGGGTCATGGAGTCCAGCAAAGCCTTCAGTAAGTTGTCTAGGTCGCGACGACGACGGTCTGGGCGGTATGCTTTGATTTCCACCTTCACCGCGTAGTCAATGTGCTTGGCGGCACGCTGTATCCACACTTGGTCAGCAACCGCCTTGCGGTACTCTCGCCCCTTTGCACTGATGAGAACGCGACCGTTGAAGTTGCGCCAGTAGGTGTTGACCGAGGGAGGCCAAGGTAGTGTGATTTCAATTTTTTGCATAAGAATTTTTTTTACTAAGAGGTGTTGTCAATGCCCTCTGAACATCCCAACCTTTAACTAATCTCATTTTTAAAGTTGAATATTTAAATCCAATTTTTTCTGCCCACTGAGCAACAGTTAATCGATTGCCATCAAACTCAAGAAATACATTGTTTCTTCTGTTGTTCATTTGATCTTTGTTTGTTGCCCACCTACAGTTTTCTGGGGTGTAGTCACCATTGACATCAATTCTTTCAATTGACATTTTGTCTGGCCTTAAACCCATGTCTTCTAAAAAGTTTAAAAAAGATTTGTCCCATCTTTCACACACTTTTATTCCGCGACCACCGTAATTTATGTAGTCCTCATGATTAACCAAAAAGCATCTCTCCCTCATGGCACGCCAAGAAGTGAATGTTGGGGTTTTCCACATTCCGTGTATTTTTGTATTTGTATGTCTTTTTTCAATTCTTAAACATCCACAACTAAAAGTGCATCTTCCAATTGAATTTCCATCAATAATTTTTTTATTGCCGCAATCACACAAGCATAACCAAAACCTTTCCCAACCGCTGGTAGGTCTGCTTGGCCTACGTTTTTTGTAAGCCAACTCAAGGACGGTTAGTCTGTTGTATTTTTTGCCAACTTCAATCATTTCCATTCTCCTTCGTTACCTCGGTTGCCTTTGCTCCACTGATCTCGAACGTCTCTGTCCAGATTGGATTTGGGGTGAATTTGGTTCCATCCTTTGATAGTCTTCCCAGTGATGTCACGGTAGCCGTCGAGGAATCGCATCGCAGCGTCACGATCTTGTATTCTGGTTTTGATAATCCATCGAACGAGACAGCGATGCCGATGCTCGTCCTCACCTTTCCCTTCTTGCGACGCATTCAAAACCTCCCTCCATCATCAAAAGACATTGGATATGAATCGTAATTCTGGACAAACTGCTGGCTGTCCTTGTGATACCAAAGCGAGT